TATGTTCCAGCTATTCGCGCCAAACGAATATCGGTTTGGATAAGACCCCAGACTGTCATAGTGAAAAGTGCCTCTGGCTAAGATAGTATTTTGCGAGTTCTGGATGGCGGTGGCAGCCCCATAGCACGCAACGTTGGGGTCGCTCCCGCCGGTCTTTAATTCGGTGGGGTCTGTTTCGAGGTTGTCAAACCCTATGGCCCCGCCTAGAAAACCAGCACCCGCAAATGTCTCTCTCTGGGTTTCTACGGCTGCTGCTGGATCTCCAACCCTTAATACAGTGTTCCCGGTACCGTTATTTTGAACCAGTAACTCCCCACCGCCGGCAACAGTTAGCCGACGTATCCTCGCATCAAAATCACCGGTCGTGGTTTCTGTGGTAAAATCTATAAAAGAAGTTTCGCTCCCCGTTCGGGACGAACCAACTTCTATCCCGCAAGAAACAGCGGAACCATTACCGAGAATAATCTTGTTAGTGAGGGGAGCACCATTTACATATAGGTCACCGTGAAGAGTAGTGGTCTGTGACGAAGTTATGGCAAGGGCCACATCACCATCAGTCTGCAATCTGAGGTCACCGGTCCCTTTTTGAATAATATTAAAAGTATCATTGGTAGATCCGCCGCGAACCATCTCCACAAGAGAGACGGACAGTCCATTATACCAACTCCACGTCAAGTCGTTGGTGGCTCCGCCGCGCAAAGCAAATTCAGAAAGAGGAGCCCCGTTGGCAATATGAATATCAACATCGCCACCCCCTTTGAGTTTTATCCCATCGTAGAATCTTCCCAGTCTTTGATCGTAACTTCCGGTAATAAATAAATCGGTTTGGGTGGAGGTGGGTTTGGGATTTCCCCAATAAGCAATTACCCCGTCATCTGCGCTTATCTGCGGAGTTAACGGTACCGTTGGGAAATTCGGATCCGCCCAGTATGAGTTTAATCCCGTGTTCACCGCCGTCGCTGTCAAATCTAGATGTTGCGGCCCGTCGGCCGAATCGCCGGAAGGGGCGAGTAGGGTGCCCTGAATACGGAATCCATTCTGAGCATCAGTAATGTGACCGGGGCCAGCCGGAGCTACTTCAACATACCACAGCGATGGATAGGTGTAATCGACGGCAGACGGCGCTAAAATACTTTCAAGTTTACCAATTCTCACTGACCCAGCGTCATCCAGCACCGATAAGCCAAGGACGGTGGGTCCCCAGTTATACCCGGCAGCAACGCCACCGGTATTGGTAACACCAACACAGGTTAAGATAGCGTCCGTGGAAGATCCAGCATCACTGGCAAAGTCAAATTCCTTAATTGCGGCATCGTATCTGGCGTAACCCATAGAAGGCGCAAAGGCATCATAGTCATTCTGAAACCCATATTGATCGGACCCCGGGACCCCCCCGCTCGTGGTTAGCTGTATTTCTGTACCGCTGCCGTCACGGAAGAATAGGTTTTGATCATCACAATAAACATTAAGATTACTGGTTACGGGATAGGTGCCGGCAGCCGTGCCCGCGATAAGCTGTATTGACTTTAAGTTTATAGGTCGATTGTAGGCGTTAAACCCCGGGCTCAATGGGTCTATGTCTTGGAAATTCATATCCCCATTAACATTAATCCCAACAGACCCGGCACCGGTGGTTTTTACATACACGCCCTTTCCGGTGCTGTGGTCATGTTCCTCTATGTTCGGTGAAAGTGCCGTGTTGAGCATTGTTGCCCAAGTTGTTCCGGGCGTTTCCCCGACGACAGGTAAATCTAAATTCATTGAACCCATTTGGATCTCCTAAAAAAACCAAAAGGAAAAATAGGCTTGCCCTGTGCCCGTGCCGATTCCCTTTAAAGCTATAACTTTTTTATTGTCTACTTTTTTTGAGGTGTCATTCACTACCAAATAAACACCTCCTACGTCCCGTACATGATTAACAATTATAAATCCTTGCCAAGCTCGACCAAGCTGAGTGCTCACTGTCGAAGTTTCTCCTGCCTTTATTAGGACATCCTTAACCAGCTCCCCGCGCACAATGGCCGACGAAAAAGGAATCATCGAAGTCTTCTCCAGAGTTTCCTGCATTTTCTGAAGGTTTAAATCAGAGGATTGCTGGCGTTGGAAAAAAGTCATCTACCACCACCACTCGCTATGACCGGAACTTACATAGGCAATTCTTCCCGGATCTCCAACATCTCTGTTCTGAGCAACCCCTTCTATGCGTCCAAGTTGTATCCTCTTTTCTTGCATGAGTGGTCCTGTATCGCTCTCTTCCTTTTGTAGGCATTTTATTGCAGCCGTAATAACTGCGTACTCTTCCCAGCCATTATTTAGGTAGGGAAGGAAGTTACAGATAGCGTCGGTATCAGTTTCCAGTTTACAGAATTGAGGGATGTACCATATTGTTATGGTGCCCGCTACTCCGCTTTTTGGGAAAAAGAATATTTCTTCGCCTCGAACAGAATACCTATAGGGCACCACTGATATATTCCAAGGTGCATTGGGGATGGTCCAGTAATCCCTTTCGCTAAACATGAACCTCTTCATCGGTATAGTGCGTCCGCCAGTGTTCAGGTCAATACCCAATATCTTCATGAAATTAAAGATGCCGAAGTCGCCGGAAAGACTGTAGGATTCTTGTCCGGCGGTGAGCTGAAGAGGGCCTGCGGCGCTAACCACGTACTCCTCATATTTCGTTATGAAAATGTCATTTAACTCGGAGAGGCCATCGTTAATATAGGTGTTTATTTCCGAGTCAGAAACAAACTTCGTATTCTCCATATCTGCACGTTGGCGTACCCTGAGCCGCATCTGTGCAAGTGTCGTGCTGTTGCCCATTGGAGCCTCCGTTTATAAGGGGGGCTTTCGCCCCCCTTTGAGTCCTACTGAACTGTGGAGTTCCGGAGAACCAATGTAAAAAATACTATATCACCTGCGGCCAAATTTCCCTTTGCCCCGGCCCCATCAATATTTTGAAGGGTTACACCCGGACTTGTGGTGCTTTCTACATCCTCGGCCAAAAGTGTCTGATACTCTATTCCAGTAGCCGTTAAGCTATTAGTGGTACAAGACAAAAGACCAACATAGTTATCCTGAAGGGTGATTACAATCTCCCCCGTATTTCCATTACTGTCTGCTGAAAAACCAATCCCCTCTGTATTCGCCCACGATAAATTATCGGGGTCAGTCAAAGGGTCCGAGGCCAATATTTGACCCGATATAACTTTAACTTCTTTATTTAAGGCTTGAACATTATCAAAAGTTCTGTTTGCCATTTTTTTCTCCTTACGCGGAAGGGGGAGCGTATCCACTCCCCCTAATAATTAATCTATAAGGCTACGCGGCAGTTCCAGCCGGGAGCATTACAAGCAATATTTGCATAGTATCCAATTCTAACTTCAACAGCATCGGCGTTACTGACGCGTAACATACGATTACCATCTTGCATTAAGATCTTTGGAGCTGCCCCAATACTATTGAGACTCCAAGTATCCAACTGCAACAAATAAGCTGCATTGTCTGGACAGTTAAGGTCAGGAATAACTTTCATTGTTCCATAAGGTGCATGAAGCTCCAGAGCGCGGAAACCAACCCCGGCTGGACCTTCAACATCTACATACATAACCTTAGAGCCAAGACTCTTAACTAAGTCGCTAAACTTAGAAAAGCTCATGAAGCAATGATCTGGACGGCCACCTTCGCGACCAATCAAAGATGCACCACCAATTAAGGCTTCCTCTAAAGGCTGTGCTGAACCATCAAAACGAACACCACCCAATCGGGTAGGGTCCGTGCTGCGGTCAACACCAAAGAATGTGGTTGCCGTAGGCGCTGTCGCCGGAACCCAAGCATCAAGACCTGCTACTTTCTTGGCATCACCTGCGTTTTGAGCATCACCAAGGACCTGAATAAAGTCACCCAATACAGGAGAGTCAAAAATATCATCCCAGTCATCAGCAACACCGGCAATATCCGTTACCGTAATTGTTCCGGCATCTCTATCCACCGCTGCGACAACAGCAATATTTGCACCAGTACCACCCGATATGATTGCACCGGTAGCAGTATGTGAAGATGTTAACGCCATACCCACTTCAAAGTGAGTAATGTCTTCGGCATTTGCAAGAGCGATGGTTGCCGAGCCTAAAGAGGCTGTAGGCGTACCTACTTGACCGATAGATCCACTTCCATCTCTATACATAGCAACAGCCAAAGAACGCGAACAAGAGTGTAAAGCCCCGTCGATTTCTGTGGTTGCCGCCCTCATGAAAGCATCTGCATTGGAGGCGGAAGCATCGATCATCTGACCGCTGATTTGAGCGATAGAATAATCGGTGATTCGGCTAATAAAGAATTGCTGAATCTTACTAGCCTGATAATCCAATGCTACACCACCCACTGATTGCGGTGCCTGTGCCGAAGCAAAAAGCGCACTGCGGTTCTGAGGGTTTCCGTTGATTACGGGAATTGGCATTCCCTCACCACCGAATTTCTCATACTTATCCATCAGTGCGAGTAAAGGGTTATTTTTATATACAAGGTTTTTAACAACCAAGGGTTTATAATGTTCTTTCAGAGCGTTCTGAAAGGACGTAAAATCTAAAGCCATTTTCTTCTCCTAAGATTATAGGAGATATCCCTACCCCCTACTAAGTAAATTGTAATAGTTTGGCCGAACGAGCAACGCGCTCACGCCTATCCATCTTGAGGATGTCTTCTTCCTTCTCAACGGACGGCTGTGCGGTCATACTGTTAGTAAGGGTCTTAGGAGTGCTTGCGCCAACTTTACCATTCCCCTTGGTCTGCTGTGGGGATTTATCCTGAGATCTCTTCTCATATCCGAACTCACCGGCTAGCGCCTCTGACGAATAGAACCGTTTGGCTATATCCCGAAGATTCTTCGTAACCAACTTGCAAGCGTCAGAAACATCGAGCTGTTGCCCGGTGTCGTTGTAAAACTCTTCAGCTTCCCGCAATACACTGCTGTACGAATCTGTTTCTTTAATGAGATCATATCTTTTATTATTATCAACAAATTCTTTGATTTGTCCAATAAAATAGTTCTTACTTGCTTGGGCGTCCTGTTGGTCCAATCTGGTAATTAGCTGCTTGTTTTGAGATTCCAGCTCCTCAAGTCGTATTTCTTGGAGGGAAAGCTTGTGATCTGCCGTTGGTTTTTGATTTAAAGTCAGATGTTGTTCGGCAATATCCTCAAAGTTAAGACCACTTTCCCTAATGAATTTGAGAGGATCGTCACGCTTTAAACGCTCCATCTCTTCAAAGCGACCAACCTTGGCCCGGTATCCATCAAGCTCGTTCGTCTTGGAAAGTCGAGATTTCTCCTCTTTAGCCTTCTCCCTGAAGGCAGCCACCTTGGCTACAATATCTTCCTCGGCCTCCTCTTCAGGTTCCTCGGCAGCAGCTTCGGCCTCGGCCTCCTCTTCGGATGCCTCCTGTGTTACCTCCTCCTCTTTTGCCGGCAATGATGTGCCGCCGGGTGGCTTGGAGTAGTCCGGTGTAGAGCCATCATCCTCCATCATAAAGCTCTCGGGCATTACATATTCTTCTTCTTGAACCTCCGCTTCAGATTCAGGTGTTTCCTGTACCTCTACCGCTTGGACCTCTTCTTCGGGCATATGATTCTCCTTTAATGTTAGTTAAGCTCCTCCGCCCATCGCTGCTGATGGCGGCGGCTGAGTTGCCATTGTTAAATCAACGGGGGTTAGACTGGCTCCCTGATTCATTGCTGCGCCTTCGGCCTCCGGGGAGATTGGTGCCATAGGCTGGGGTTGCGGAGCAAGCTCCGGCGGCGGCGAGAGAAGCGCCATTGCATCAGAGATAAATCTTCGGCACAACTCTAAACGATCGTCAGGTGCGCCTTCTGTCTTAGCCTTTAAATAGGCCGAGTTAATCGTCTTGATGGCTAAGGGTAAATTGGTAAATGGCTCGGGTGAAACATAAACCCCCTTATCAATCAAAAGCTCAATAATCATGTTGATGTCATTGCGCTCGGCGTTCTGGAGATCTTGAACCTCCTTGAGGTCGGGAAATTCTAAAAGCGATAGGCCGTCCTCGCGGCTCAAAAGACCTGCGGTCATCATCTCCTGAATGGTCTGTAATCGGCCCGCAGGAGTAGCCGGAAGCATTGAGACGGGCCACATCTGCATGACGTACTTGTCCTCGTCTAAGTCAATGTCCTTCCAGTCAATCTGCTCAACGAATGCCCGATTAAAAGAACGTACCTTGTAGGCGCCCTCGCGCATGTAGATGTCGCGGGCCATTTCAATCATGATCTTGGCAACATCCAGATACATCTTCTCGTGGTCCTTGGCAAAGCTCATAAATCGCTCGGACTCAATGTCGTGGTACTCACGCAAGGCCCGACCGGAGTCGATTCCAGAAGGCTTCTTCGCTGAAGCACTTAACTGGGAAATGCCCACAATCTCATAGGCCCTCTGATAGAGTCTGTCGAGATGGGTGAACATTTCAGGTCCAACTGCCTGAGCAGTTCTGTATTCAGGCATTGTCCCGGAATAGGTAATTATGCCGCCAATCTCGTTATTTAGATGGCTCTTAGAGACCTTTGACCCGGCCTCGATGAACACTTTAGGCACTGAAACGAGGTCCATAGCCACGCGAATTGTGTTTAATAGCCTATTTATCTGTACCTGTAATCCGGTGAGCTGCTCGGCTATTCCTTGAGCAAAATAACCCAAAGAGCGATTACTCCAGTCTAACTTAACAAATGGGAAGTATGGTTTTTCATACTCTTCATCAGATAAAACCACATTGTCTATGGTGATAATATGACGCCCGTCCCCGCTGCCCTCTGCGCTGGGAAGATGCCACGCCTCAACAACTGCGACTTGATCTACAGCCTTGGCTAAATCATAACCCTGATTGAGAGTTTCCTCCCAATCCTCATCAAGTGCTGCTTGCCGGATATACTTCTCCTTGTCGGGGAACTGCGCCACCAAAACTTCTCTGGCCACAACCTTTCTCTGGAAAAGCTGGCGAGGGGAATTAAAGAGTGCTTCCCTGTCATCAACCAATATCTCTTCCGGGAATACCCGCTCGCATTTAACCTTACCGTCCTCCTCGAACACCTTCATAAATCCGGTTCCAAAGATACACGCATCCCGGGCTACGGCATCACCCTCTTGATAAACATTCGTGGCGTAGAAGAGTCCTTGAACGAATTGATTAAGCTTCTTGGCCTTAAGCTGCATAGAGTAATCCCCACCAGAGGTGAGGAAAGTACATCGAGGGCGATTCTTAATAATCTTAGAGACTATAGTAGAGATCATTGAGTGTACTATATTCAGTGTAACCTTGTTTGCCGACTCGCCCGGTGCCGATGTGGGTACGCGGGAATACCACCCACCACTTAATCCTATGAGTGGAGAGTTTCCATAGAGGCGTAGATTACGCAGGTTTCCCTGCGTCCTGTAAGACTGTGCCTCTCGAATGAAATTAACCGTATCAAATATTACTGAAAAGACGCGCTTTTTAGACGCCTTCCACCAAAATGCGTCTGGGTCTGCCGTATACTTTGCCATTACTTATTCTTTCTCAAAGATTTAGGAATCTTTGGTTTTGCTTTTTTGGATGTAACAATGCCTACAATCTCATCGGCTCGTTTTCTCCTTGCCTTGATTCTTGCAGTCGAGTGTTTGACGGTGCCTCTCAGAAAAAGCCTCATGTCTTCCTTTAATTGCATCCGCTTCCTGTGGTACTCATCCGCCTTCTCGTTGGCCGTTATAGGTCTTCTTATGGACTTCGGAGTAGCCGCCCGATCTTTTCTTTTGCGGGCTTGCTTTAGATCGTCGGACATCATCTTGTCGCGTTTTCTCTCCGCGTTGTCCTCCGCCTGCGCCGCTAGTTGATCCCAAAGACCAACCATAAGCTTTCCGGTTTTTCTGCTCTTTTTTGCCGTTTTAGATAATGCGAGCATTTTCTTTCCGTATCCGCTGCCGCCGGTTCTACCTGTTGTCTTTGCCATTACTTCACCTTCTTCTTGGGGGATTTAAACTTAGACTTCTGCCTTTTTTTCAGGGCATCAATTCTTTTATAGTCGGGCTTAGACTTATTTTGCTCATACCTTAGTGTCGGGCCGATAGCCTTAGCGGCAATCTTGGAAACGGGCCTAGATGATTTGGCCGGAGGGTATTCAAAAAATAGCACACTCGTTGCGTGTCTAACTGCTGCTCTCGCCTTTTGCTTTGGCTTCTTCTCTAGCTTCTTATAAAGCGGTTTCTTTTTCCTGCTACTACCGCCGGTTCCACCTGTTGTCTTTGCCATCTAATTCTCCTATTCCGCCGAGTAATATAGCAAGTCATCCTCGGACATCTTTTTTGGTTCTCCGACTATTAAATCATCAAGATCGTCATGTCGAATCATTTTCTCTGGTAAGAATTTAACCTTCACATCAAAACCGTCTCGAGTAAATTCAAACTCGCCAACCCCGCAAGCCTTCATCATGTCTACAAATTGTTTTAGCTCATTTGGGTTCATTGTAAGTTCTCCGTTTCCCACCAATCGTCGGTGTCTTCTTCCTGCTCAAGTCTTTGTAATTCATCTTCTTCCATCTTCTCACACTCGTCATCGAACCACTGGAGAGTCCCGTATTTTGGCGCTCTGATCAATTCTTCACTACAATAGTGTCTTGATTCACGCCAAGCATAAAGAAAGGCATCAGACAAATGGTTCTCACAACGTTCGCTTTCCTTCTGGCGTTTTTCATCCCACTGCAAGAGCCTCCACTCGTCTTCCAGACCGCTGCCGCGAGGAAGCTTAATGAAACCGGAGGCGAGATCAGAGTTAAGAAGCTCAATGTAGGAGAACTTGTCGTATTTGCTTGCGGCGGTGATGGGAAGTTGGTAGCGGATACGAAACTCCTCCGCAATGCTCTTGCCAAGGCCGCCCGTGTCGACAACGATTTTGATAAATTCGTAAATATTCGTCAGCTCACGGATATGCTGCGCGATTTCTGTAGGTATCATATGACTGGCCTTAAATTCGTCGACGAGATAGAGAAGGGGAAGGTCTCTGCTGAATGCTACGACAGTGAATGCAGTTGCATCCTCGAAACCCAAGTCGACACCAAGAATATACTCAAAATCGAAATCCTCAACGGGGAGGGTTTCGTAAATATTCTTGTCCTCGAACATTCTGTAGACAAGAGAATCTGCGCTACGTACCCACTGGCCCCGCCACTCCCGCATAAAGACCGGATGATCGCTATTCCACCCGCGCCTCGCCATACGTTGATCTAACCACTCCTTCGCGTGGGGGATATGGGGATTCTCCATAATGGTCCAAGCATGTGCAGAATAGTCGCTTTTCTCATCCATTGTGGACCGATAAAAGATTCCTGAACAAGAAGCGTTAGGCGTACCTATCATGCATAGGGTCCCGTCGCAGTCGACCAAGGTAGGCTCTAGGGCTTCTTCGACCAGCTCATCCATATGTCGGCCAAAAGACGCACACTCATCAAGCACAACGAGACGAAAAGCAGATCCTCTAAGTTTATCGACATCAGCTTGGTCATTAGCTCCTGTTAAATAGATTACGCTCTCATTTGGGAAGGTGCAAAAAAGCTCTGAGTTATTGAAGTGTAGACCGAGAGAATATTGCTGATTGAGCTGTTTGATCTTTGGCCACATAACCCTCTTCGCATTCGAGCGAGTAAGAGCAATATAGGCAGCCTCAGAGCCGGGGTTTTCCACCATTTCCTTTAATAAATATACTGCGGCTGAATGTGTTTTCCCGGCTCGTCTTGAGCAAAGTGCTGTCTTGAGCTTGGATGGGTCTGAAATAAAATCAATCTGCTCCTGAAAACAATCCTTGTAGAATTGAGTAGACCTCTCCGTATGCGCTATGCTTTTCTTGATGGGCGGCAGCTCACCAAAGCGCTTGGTATATTCCTTTAAGACCGTCCGGGCCTTCAGGACGTTCATGTTGCTAGTTGTCTTTTTCGTACTTTTCGACATCTTTTGAGTTCTTTACAGGTATATAAACTTGTCCATTTTCCCAATTAAAAAACCTATCCCAAGGAAGCCTTGCCCTTCTTGCCGGCTCCCTTACTTCCCTTATCCGCTGTAGTCTCCTTCTTCGCATTTGGGTCCTCCCCCCCAAACTCGACTATAGCTGGTTCGTTCACTGTTTCAAAAAATGAGACATTTGATAAAGGCGCAACCGTGGTCACGTTTTGGCAGTGAATAAATATATAGCACTCGTGTAGGGATATGTAGGATATGGGTGGATTAGAGCAGTTGAGCCTTATAAATGTTTCTGGTCTTTTCGACGATATGGCTACAGGCTCAAAGAACCTAACAGTTTTCAAACTAATCATTGGCTAACCTCGATTTGTATATTGTGTAAAATGTAGGGATTATACATCATTGCCTTCCCCTCGATATATACAGGCTTAGAACAGAAGAAGTGCGACATTACCACTTCTTTATCTGGAGTCCAGCCTAATTCTTTGAGCAGCATTTTAAAGATACCATAGCGGCGAAACCTCCCTTTAACGAAGGCATAGTGTAGTAGCGGCCATTCTTGGGCTTCTCCACAGATAAATCCGTACATGATGCTAATGTCTGCTGGGTCGCAGGCAATATAGACATCCGATTTTTGAACTAGGTGGCTAATAATCCTTCGATGGTTGGAAAAGAAGGTTGCCTTTGGTATCCCTGCGGCGAATGCTGAGTAGGAATGTTGCCTAAGCCACGAGCTATAGACAAATGGCATGTCTGGCTGGATGGCTTCCCGTATGCGTACAGGCAGGTCTTCCTTCATGTTTTTGGCAGCGCTACTCATCGCCCACCAACATTCGTAAAAGTCGCTTGACGCGCTTTTTCAGTTCACTGTATATATTATATATACGGTAACGGTTCAGAGATACTACTTTCACATCAGACCTCCTAAACATGAATATGGCCCTCGCCGGCAAGGAAGCTCTTAGCTTCCGCGCAGGAAGTGGCTTTAGCCTCTTCCGAAGTTCTTTATCACCAATCATTAAGATCTCCCGCAGGGGCGCAGTGAGGGGTAGGAGCCCAGACAAGTTCCCATAACTCCTTGTTTAACTTATTAAATAATATAATCGCCTTGGTTGCGCTTTCGGTTATGTGCTCGTTATTCAATTTAATGCTTCCATCCTCAATGGATAGTTGTCCGTATCCTACGGATTCCCAGAGGATGTGCCAGATTTCATGAAGGAAACTCTGTCTGGCACATTCCTCATTCAGGGTTCCATCGATTGTCAACGTATGGGTCTCGAAATCAACATGAGAAAAACACTTGTGGTTTTCGTCATCCATTACTGGGTGGTCGATTACGATATCAAATACGCACCAACCAGCATTCACGCACATGCCGGTCTTTCTCAATCTCTGGAAAAAATTATCCAACCTCTTCCTCGTCACTCTTCATCATCACGAGTGCCTTCCTCACTTCCCCTCGCAGCTCCTTGTCACTTAAGCGGTCCACGCGGGTCCTCTTCTCCATATCCTCCTCCAAAGTGGCGAGGGTCTTGAGGAGATTCCCCATACGCATGAAGTGCTTAGAGTCATCAGGTGCTAGGGTGGAAAGTGTTCCTGAAGTCTTTCCAATAAGCTTAGAGATTTCGAGCTGGCAAACCGACATAGCATCTGCAACGAGGGCCTGCGTATTAGGCAGTACCCGCATTGCTGACATATGGCGCCTAGTGGCCTTCTCAAAGCCGTCATGCTCTTTTCGCTCCTGCCTCCTCGAATCATATTTAGGGATGGCGGGACGGTCTTCAAGCGGCACTAGCGTGTTCTGAGTCGTCTTTTTCATTACCTTTAACCGGACCTTCAACGGGCTGTAGCTGAGAGACCACCATAAGACCAATCTCTAAACCATCTATCTGGGTCTTAATCTGAGTCTTTTGGTTGAGCAAGTTCATAAGCTGTTGTTCTACATGACCTAATTGGGTACACAGCTCAGTGTACTTCTTTCTTATTTGTTCCTGATTCTCTGACATGAAATTCTCCTTTATGGGTAACTAGATAAAAGACCCCCTCCTTTTGAAGAGGGCCGTAAAAAATATTAGTGACTGGTATGTATCCGTATTCAAGAGTTAGAACCCCCCCAAACCCGTTTCCAACTTTTTTTAAATCCAGATTTATCAGAATATACTGAGTATAATTGCGTGATTACATTGAATATATTCCTGATATTCTTAAGTATATTGAATGTAATATAGTGAAGCGAGTGTATCGGATATAGTATTGCGGGAATAGTATTCAGACGATAGGTGTCTGAGTATATTATAGTTGGGATAAGATAGTTACTGTACTGAATTGAATGTAGTAAAGCCACGATATGATACTTGATATAGTCTATTCTAAATATCATTTCGCCACTCTCGCTTTACAACTCGCTCTTGAATTGTCTAAATCAGCCTATGTGCCATATGTCGCCATACAATACACTACCATACGTTGCCATACGTACTTATTGCTTGTCAATTCTATTTTTTTGGTGCCGATAACTTGCGCCACCGGTGGAGCCGTATATACTCACGATGTGGCCAATTAAGGCCCACAAAAACAAGGATGAAAACAATGACATATCAAGACTTAGTTAACAGGGCTCAAGCACGCTTGCGATGCAATTTGTGCATGTCACCCGAAAGAAGTGTTAGAAAAGCAATGCTTAAGAACTTCCCTTCACTAGTGAGCATTCAGCATAGTGCGCACTACGCCGACGGGGCGCCAGTGGCGTCGCATGACGGCACATTCTCCATCGATAGCATCATCAGCGATGCTGTGCGCCAAAATAATGCGCTTTATGGCAATTATGGCAAGTCGATCCGGGTGATTAAGGAAATCGACCGTATAAAGGGCGATAGATACGTGTATTTGAACAAGTAAACAACAATGGGCCAGTGTAAAGGCTGGTAAGGTTACGCGTTTTTCACGCCCTCCCAAGGCAATAGAATAACAACATATTTCAATGGCAAATGCTTGGCGCGTCCGGGCATTTGCCTAACAAAAGAGGTAACACTATTATGAATACACAAGAACAAACATCCACACAACCGGCCCAAGTCTTTACGTCTGAATATGCCGTAGATCCCGAACTAGTGACGATCGAGGGGTTGGAATTGCCCCCATCAGTGGTCGAACTCTGGCGATTCTGTGATCTGGGCACGAGTAGCTCTATTGCACGTCCAGATTTCAAAGGTGTGAGCGTCCTATTCAAGAAAGATGGATCTTTGGAGGCTTGCGCTACAAACGGCCATTATCTGGTTTTAGTAAAGCTTGACCCCATACAAGGTCGATTCTCAAAGAATAGGAAATTTCCCGCGCTCAAACCCAGCGCCGCAAAGAATGAGGTCGTCACGTTTCGGGGCACCTTCGAAGGTGAGGACAGGCTTGCGGATGTTAGGACGTGGCTGGACGGGAAGATCTTAAAAGGTCTCAAGCCCAAAAGGGGTGATCGCGTTCTTTTGACAAAGATCTCACCAACCATTCGAGACGATTATAATGACTATTTGCATCCAATATCGTTTAGCGTCCACAACGGCACCCACACCTATAGAGATGAGCAACAGGCCACCGTCCGCGATAACTTCCCAGACTATAACGCGGTGGTTCCTCATAGTTTTACGCCGATCTCTGGCATTGGCTTGAATCCAGAATACTTTGGGATCTTTGCAGGCTACCTAAAGAAGATAGGTTGCCGTCAAGCTTGCAAGCTACAGTTTAGCCGGGACGACGGCCCTATGCTTATTGAAGCACCAGTGGAATCCATTAGTGGAGAGTTTAAAGGCGATCTTGTCAGCCGGACCAATTCGATCCAGCTGGTTTTAATGCCTATGCGATTTTAGTATTTTAACCGGGCGTCCTTAACCGGGCGCCCATTAAAAGAGGTAACAAATAATGGTAGCAAAGAGCACTAAAATATTTAATGCGTTTGAGTTTGTAAAGCCGAACGCACCAACACCCTCCGGTCTTTATTGGCCCAACCAGCTGAATTACCTTTGGGAGTATTGCCACTATCTGGGCAGCATTGTTGATAGCAACGGACGAAAACTTGATCTGGGCGTTTGCGGTAGTTGCGCCTGTTCACTTCCCGGTGAGGTCTCCGATGCTACGGCTTATGGTAATGAGCCAGAAAACTACAGGAGCGGCCCCCTCAAGATTATTTTAGGAGGATCGGAGCGCTGGCAACGGGAGAGGGATACTAAAGATCCATACTATAAAGAGCTATTTTTTAGGGCCGTTTCCTATGGCCTAGCATATTAATCTTTTTTTTGAGGTAACAAATTATGACACAAGAACAAAAAACATGTGAACAACGAATTGATGAATCACTAGCAAGTAGAATAGAAGACATCCGCCGGCTATTTGAAGAGCCAGAAGACGCTAAGACGCTCGAAGAACTGGGCTCCCTAGACGAATATGGGCTGAGCTTCGACTATGTAGAGCCGGAGACCTTCGAAGACCAGCCAGACGGGTATTGGCGCTGGCAATTATCTTGGGGCGGACCCGCAGACGAGTTCAGGTTCCACGACGGGGATCACCGAATCGAGTTCAGGTTCCACGATTGGGGCGACGGCGCCGGTCGATGGCTCGGTGGTGAGAGTAGAAAGCTAATCGCCGAGATAGCGGAGCTTTATTTCGGCCTGACTGCGTACCCTATATGGCGCCAAGAGCATGAATAGGCTCGAAGAATATGTCTCAATCTATGTCGGAGAGCGGGTATCGGACGCTCCCCACGTAGAAGATGTGGAAATTGCGTGGGTGCGCGTGATGGATTGGCTAGCCAAAAAAGCCGATACCAACGCACTGCCGCCGCGCTTCAACATCATAGAGCTGTCGGTGTTGTCTGGTATCGTTGCATACCTAGACGAGGTCGGGCTGAGTGGCGATCAAATCATTTAAAAAAAGAGGTGACACTATGGAAAAATACCAAATCATAAGAATGTATGAGGACTCAGGGCGCAGTCGGCGCGTTATAGATAGCGGGTTGACACTTGAGGAAGCACAATCCCATTGCCGGGACCCTGAGACAAGCTCTAGCACTTGCACATCCAGCCAGAAAAGGGCCTATACACGCAAAGTAGGCAGATGGTTCGATGGATACGAGTCATACTAACAACAAAAAAGGACAAAGAGGTAACAAGAATGAGCGAACTATATAGAAAAAAAGAACATGAACAAAATCTTAACGATCTAATTTACACGCCAGACGATAGCGAAATTGAGCAACTATCCGGTCTGGAATATCGCAAGAGGTGTCGAGACCGCTGGTTTATTGCAAAGCAAGACGCCATCATTTCAGGACTGATTTTAGGGCAGACGGGGATCGCTGCTTTAATCGCCACACTCGAGGCGCTCGGCCATTCTGTAGATGACGATCTAAACTTTGCGACTATAGAACTCGACAGACTAATCCGGGAATTTAAAGAACTGTAGACTAAAATGACGAACGTACTTTGCTTCGGGTTTCTACTACTTTTGCTGTTGATCATACTGCAAAAGTGAACTATTTGTCATAGAGAGGTAATGCATGATAACACAATCTAGTCTCGGTCTATATCGGGCCTGCCCCCGTCGCTATCAATGGCGATATATCAAGGGTTGGCGTGACCAAACACCCGCAGAAGCCCTAGAAATAGGCACTCTCGTGCATCGGGGTCTAGACCTCTTTTGGACGAGTACCAGTTGGCGCGATGCTAGACGCACCCTGCTTGAGGAGCGCTCTAAGTTCTTTTATTCAGAAGAAGGGAAAATATTCTTGGCGCAAGTGTTAGCTTACGTCGAGGGATATTATGAGAAATATAGCTTGGACGGTTGGGAGCCACTAGGGGTTGAAGAAAGCTTCGACCTTAGGATCGGTGGTATCCAGTTCGCGGGAAAAATGGATGCGCGTGCTAGACGCAGGTCGGATGGTAAGCAATTTCTTATTGAACACAAAACCGCTAAGTTTGCTGACGATGGCTATTTCTCTAGGCTTGCCTCAGCGATGAATCCACAGCTAGTGCTGTACCGAGAAGCGGTGCGTATCATGACCGGCGAGGACTGCGGCCTTCTGTATGATGTCATCCTCAAAAGTAACTCTGCTCCAACATACCGCGCTGACGAGTCTACCGGGAAAATCCCCCGGCCTAGACGCAGGAAGGACGAACCAGAGGAGGATTTTGCAGAGCGCAAAAGATCGTTGATGGAAACCCTAGACGAATATAGGGCGCGACTAGCGCAGGACTACATAGGCAACAAGGACAAATACATCCGCAAAATTATCACATGCACTGAGCAGGAACATGAAGAAGCATTGAAGGATATTCTTTTTGTAGCTGCCCAAATGCATGAGAGCAAAAAGCAAAACCGGTATCCACGTAACTCGAACGCATGTTGGAGCTATGGCCGGAATTGCGAGTATTTTAACATTTGTGTAGGAGTAGACACTCCCGAGACCAGTGGTCATCTAGAGCTTGTCGAAGACCTGCACCCAGAACTTAATCAGGAGGTAAAAAATGAGCCGTTTTGAAATTAAAATGGTCAGCAGTGACATCCCACCACCAAGGTTGCTTTTATATGGCGACCCGGGAGTAGGAAAAACAACATTTGCGGCTGGCGCCGTGAATCCAATACTGGTCGTTACAGAGGCCGGGGCTCAAGGTCTCGACATCTACCGTCTACCAAATACGGGAGTGTGTCAGAGCTGGGGAGATCTTATCGAATGCGTTGGCATTCTCGAAGGTAGTGGTCATGACCGCACGACGGTGGCCGTAGATACTATTAATCAGGCCGTCACGCTCTGCGAGGACTTTGTTTGTAAGAGAGACTTCGGCGGAGTGTGGAATGCAAGCCGTGGGCAGGAAGGATTCAATTCCTTCGGAAAGGGGAATTTTGCAGTTGCTCAGGAGATGAAGAAACTGCTTAACCACCTAGATAAACTACAGAATAATGGAATGATGGTGATTCTATGCGCCCACACAGGCCAGCATAAAGTCGCAAATGCGCTCGGTAGCGATTATACTGCTTACGGTGCAGATGTGCCGAGACAAACGTGGGCAGTCCTTTCAGCGTGGGCTGACCAAATTGCTCACGCTACCAGTGTGGTTCGAACTGTGAGCAGGGAGGGTGAAAAAGTGAAGGCTATTTCAGCAGGCTCCGAGAGATGGATGTACTTCGAACCAGAACCCGGGAGAATAGTCAAAAGCCGAGCGGGGTACGAGATGCCAAGCCAAGTCCTGTTTGATTATAATTCCTATGCCACAGCCTTAAAGAAAGACGTAATCGGGGACCTCGTTAGCCGAGCCGTCGAGCTTTATAGGCATGTTGGTGATGATGATAAAAAAATTGTAGCAGACAGATTAGGTCTACCGATGAAGCCAACCTTTACAGGTGACGCCTTCTCCGGTTTAGGCAAAACCAAATTAGACTCGCTAGTCAACTGGCTAATGAGTAAGAGAGTGGAGAGATAAATGGGAAACTTAACCTACCCAGACGGGTTCAAAGACAAGAGCACTGAGGTGAGCGCACAACAATTCATATTCCCGGACGGAGAGTATGACTTTAGTGTCAGGGAAGCCGAGGCTGCAACCTATAGCACCGGAAAACAGGGGATTAACCTCACGCTGGAGGGCGTTTACAACAGTGGGAAGACTTTCACCTGTTATGAGAGGGTATTTTTTACCGAGCCAGCAAAGCCTCGATATGAGGCATTCCTTAAATCCATTGGCCTAGACCCGGCCAATAAACCCGAGGATACTGCCGATATCATTGGATTAGGTGGAAGGGGAGCATTTGTTGGAGACCCAGATAAGGAAAACCAATGGCCTAAAGTGCGATTCTACATCGCAAGTAAGGCCGGCGGCGACGAAAGAGATTGGTCTGAAGTAGTTCCAGAATCAATGGGCGGTACACCGTTCTAACCAGAATTTGGCGGTCACATGAATTTTGAAGTATATTACCAGTTAGAAAACGACGTACGTGAGCCGGAAACAGTACTGGAGTTCAGTTGCAGGAATTTTAAAGAGGCGGTCAAATATGTCCACCGCAAAATTCCGACAAGTCGTAGAACGTGGGTGCTTCAGCGGCGGGGGGAGGAAAAACTCCTCCCCTCTTCCCGCGAAGAACTTCTCGCACAAATTAGAGCTGGAAAGGCAAGATTCAGGCGTGGCAAAAGGAATAAAAGACCGCTTGATTGCGATCGAGGACCGGATGAACAGCTCGAATGCGTTCTGGCTGAATTTTAGAAAGATCGACACCGGAGTACGAATCGATGGCAAGAAAAGATGCCTGCTTCAAATCCTTATCAATGGTAATGACGCCATCGTTACCGATGAACTCGGTGACTTCCTTAAGAATGCAGCGGGCGATATGCTCTACATGATTAAAGCCTATCGGACGCTCCGTACCCAGCTTGCCGAAGAACGGCGAGAGGCTAAGACCATACTACGTGAATTAAGAGACGAGATAGAACATCTAAAGAGGTAACAATGTGTCAAAATATTGACGAGGTAGACGCTCTGGTGGAGGCTGCGATGGCCAAGCTGCTACGAGCCCAAAAACTAATTAAAGAAAAGAAAAGTAAGATAAAAGAAAAAAAAGAATGTTTGAAGGAAAAGAGTAATATAAATCAGGGTACATTCAGTACTATATATAATATAATATCTCATTATCAGAAATATCACCCCAAGGCAATGCGTAGCGTCAAAAAAAATTCAAGCATCTACAGAAAGATCGAAACTCGCCTCCTTGAAGGCTATACCTATGAGGAAATATGCCGAGCCATTGACGGTCAGCACATGAGCCCGTTCCACCTCGGAGATAATAGACATAAGACCGAATATCTACAGCTAGAGCTTGTGGTTAGGTCTGGAGAGAAGCTCGATATGTTCATAGCGATTTTTGACAGACCGAAAACGTCTACCTTAAAACCAAAGACTGCCCGTACTCTCACCGCGGCGCAGGATTGGCTCTCGGATGACGAAGACCTGCCAGATATGCAGCGCGACCAAGGAAGTTCATCTGTTTCACCGGAACCCCTCGCGGCGGGATGGGTGGCGAAGTGAGTGCGCTGAGTGTACCCGAAGATCTCGCCGAAAACTTTGGAGGAAAAACAAAGCAAAGAAACGAGAACAGGTACGGGAGTGGCGCCGAAAAAACCCAGAGAAGTCCGCAGCGCAAAGGGCCGTCGCCTTCGCCGTTAAGTTTGGCTTCCTTGTGCGACCAAACCGATGTGAGTTATGTGGGGAAAAGTGCCGACCAGACGGACATCATGACTCATACGAAAGAAAAGACTTCCTCAGCGTACGTTGGGTGTGCAGGGGATGTCACAACAGAATACACGCTGAGAAGCGTAAGAATGGCGCTCACAAGGCGCGAACCACAAGGAGGACAGTAGGAGATGAGTTACTATGAAAAGATCGCCACAGAGCCACATGAGGCTCCTGAGGGGTATTTGTACGATATCCCTATTAATTCTATCGGGTTACGTGACGTGCTTGCGGTTATCTATCTCGTCAAGGGTCCTGAGGGCACACTGACTAATCCGGGTGGCGCATATGATTGGGCGGACCACCTGTTACATTATCGTGAGGAGGGATGAGTATAAAGATGACGCAGCGCGGTATGGATGCGTACCACAAGTACCGACCATTTTACGGGAGGGACACCGCTACCATTTTGATGGCTCTAGTAGACAACAAGTCAGCGATGAGTTTACCGGAGCTTGCTTCTTATTTAAGCATGACCAATTCGAGGGTAGCCAAGGGCCTAAGCGTCCTTGCTGAGGGTGAATTGGTTAAGGAGATTTTTCATAACGAGGAGTCATTATATAAATTTACAGGGGGGTAACACAATGACAAACAAGGACAAGCCACAATTTCTACAAATCTTAACTGGACTTTCAGACTTATATAACGCGGAGCTTTCTCGCGTATCCATAACCCTTTTCTGGGAGGCGCTGAAAACTCACCGCATAGACCTTATCTCAGTTGCGGCCTCGGAGCATGTTAAGCATTCCAAATGGATGCCGAAGCCTTCCGAGTTCCTCGACATCCTAACCAAATCGGAGATGAGCCCTGAAGAGCGAGCAATTCTCGCGTGGGGTTGTGTCTCCCGGGCGGCGAAGAGTATCGGGGGTTACTCTTGCGTAGACTTTGACGATCCTATCATCAACGCGACAATTCGCAATCAGGGCGGGTGGTCTAGAATCTGTTCTCAGCCCGCCGAGCATTTTGAGTCATTTATTCGTAGACAATTTATTGCCGACTATGTGGTTATGTACGGCGCCAAGCTGAGTCCTGATGCACTGCTCCCTTTGCAGGGTACATTTGACAAGGATAACCCCAGAGAAATAGAAACCGGGTTACCCCCGGGGCCCGGCCATAAGCTTTTGGCTGAGGTTGCAGAAAGACAAAGGCTACTTGCTCAAGAGTGCAAGGGTAGCCCAGAGGAAAATTTGGAGAAGGTACGTGGCATCATTAGAGAAACTTTGGATCCACCAGCAAAGGCTGCGGGGCCAGCAACAGCGGAGGAAGGCCCGCCTTAAAAATCTTCTTAGGGACAATACCGTGTTGAGTCGCAAGCTTAAGTCTATATATCGAGAGATTTGTAAACTCGAGGTGCGCCTAGAATTGGATTCTGAAGAGCTAGAGGAGTTACAATATGAGATCAACAACGCACAAGAAGAGTGGAGAGAACATGAGGCCGCGCTACGAAACGAAAAAGGACCTCCAGAATGAAAAACTTTTCACGCAGAAGTACACCCGCCAATATGATTTCTATAAACTACCCATATCCTATCGCTTGGACTTCGCCGTGTGCCGAAAGGGTACCAAGGAGATCACTGGATGGGTCGAGTTTAAAAGACGCCACCACAAGTTTGGAACCTACCCGACGGCTCTCTTCAGTCTAGGTAAAATTATCTATGGCCTAACAATGGCTGACACCACAAGCATACCATTTTTCATCGCAGTGATGTGGGATGACGACCTGCGGTGGATGCGCGTTGACATGAAGGACGCAACAATACTATGGGGGTCGCGCACAAAAAACACTAGGGACCGAGATGACATTGAGCCCGCGGCCCATTTCCCCATAGATAAATTTGTGAGATTCTAATGAAAAGATTTTTAGTGGTCGTAGTCCTCGTGATGCTCGTCCGGTTCTTTGTCCTCGGATGTGCTCGCCAAATGATATACGATGGAAAAACATATTATAACCCCGAACTAGATTGCGTAAGCGAGCTGAAAGGAAATTCCGATGGGTGGTGCGATGAGCAGAAATAAAGGTCATAACTATGAGAGAGAACTCGTTCAATTATTTAGGAAACATTTCCCTGACCTCACCGTTGAGAGGGGTCTTGGGCAAACACGCCACGGCAGCGACTGCCCCGATGTGGAGATGCCACACTTCTGGATTGAAGCGAAGCGCGGGAAGAAGACCAACATAAAGCGTGCTCTGAGGCAGGCTTTCATCGCCAGAGATGTCCGGAAAGAGGATGACTACCGAACGCCCATAGCTATTTGTCGTGACGATCGTGAAGAAGCAACCGCAACCCTGATGCTCTCTGACCTTATGCCAATGCTTGTGATGTGGGTTGAACAGGAAGAGAAGAGTAGGGGAGATATTCGCCGTTCAATGGCACTGTCTGTAGCTAAAGATGAGTGGCTCGACGCACCCAAGAACTCATATACCAAAGAAGAGTGGGTGGATTTATATGAATAAGGGGAAATACGATCCTCGTAACAAGCTCAATGATCTAACATCTACAGGTCGATTAATTTAATTGTTGCTGAGGAAAGAATTTTGGCCGCTCAAGGTAAAACTGGATGAGAGTAAAAATCCTTAAGCGGCCAGAGGTAACAAGTATCTTATACACCCTCTGATGAAATACCACAAGATGTGAGCATCTCTTTTATCTCCTCTTTCGTATAGTCCCTCATTTTCCCTCGCAATTTATCCCTCACTGCCTCCCTGAATTGCTCCATTCTCAGATATCCTCCCGGGCATTTCTTCATAGGATCTTTAGTGGCATCCGGAAGCTCCGTATGGCCCCAGATATCTATTGCTCCTAAATAAAGGCTGAGGAGGCAGCAGAGCTGATAGAGAGCACTTTTCTGGTAGGGTGTCGGGTGCCTATAATTAAAATCTCCACGTAGAGCTATCGCCAGAGATTTGCCATTCCACCGACGTGCGTGGGCACCCCCTTCATCCAAACAAAGTGCTTGTTCTGTCTTGTCAAAGTCGATGATGAAGTGGTACGGGTTCTCGCCGCCAGTCATCCCAATCTTGGGATGTGTCTGAAACCAGCGGCAAACGTGGAGGGCGAAGCTATGACTTTTATCTGTATGTGCATGTTCTGTTTGGCAATAGTGGCAATCATTGAGTCTGCAATCTAGGTCTGGCCCTATCCGGTGGACTACAATCTTTTCCGGGCACAATAGGGCCTTATAGCGCCCGTCATCCACAGTACGAATTTGATTGACAACGTGTAGGTCGTACAGATCCATCTGCTCCCCGTTAGGTAAAATAACCACAGGTAGGGGTGACCCGTCAAAAATCCCAGCGGATTCCTCCACTGGCGGCGTAACCTTTATCGGAGGCCCAAGCCTCTGCGGTAGCGGATAGGTTGTGTGCGATCCGGTGTATGTACCGGGCACCGACCAATAAGTGCATATGGCGGTAATCCACGAGTAGATCCATTCTACCACGCCTCTCAGGAAAAGCCTCCGCTTCATCCAGCGCAGCCACGATCTGGGTCAGGACTTTTTTGTTTTCTTGGTTCCTTCGTGCAGGATAGTGAGTGCTTGTGCATCAACCGCAAGCTGCTGTGCCTTAAGCTTTGTGCGGCTTGCACCATACCCAAAAGACGCAAGACAAGTACCTGCGACCCCCAATATAGCAAGCGTGAGAGGACTCTCAACATACCCACTATTTTGCACCACTTCTAGGATTGCCGCCAAAATCGGCAGCACTAAACTTGTAATGATGGCTACTTTCGCCAGCTTATGTTCTGAAGTATCTTTGCCGTCTTTCATGTTTTCTCCTTATACACTGCCTACGTCTGTAACTATTATATTAAAGGCTGCTTGGATGGCGGCGGTTCCCGACCCTGTAAAGTGACATTGATAAATGTCTAGATGAGATACGGTGGCCGATGTGATATTATCGACTGTTGCCCACGAGGGCGCTACAGTGAGGCTGGCGGCGGCGGTCGTTACCGGGGTGGAATAGGCAATCGTAGCTGTATCACTCAGGCGTATTGCCAATTCTATTTTCCAATGTATCGCATTGTATGCATAAGGAGCAGCGGGTGTTAAGAGTCCACTGCTTGCAATACTTACCATATTCATGTTTGGCGTTTCGAGAGTTCCAACGAATCCGGGTGGCGCACCAATAGAGAAGTTGCCCCTAGCCACAACCGCACCGTTAGTGGGAGAAGATGGCGATAGTGAGGCCAGACTTACCGTCTTGACTACCATCTTCTTTTCATCGGACCGCAGAGTAAATGCGTATGGGGAGGCCATAATTAATTATGCTTTCTTTAAGGTTATCGAGCCAATAATTTTATATTCACTACCATATCGGGCAATGTAGGGTAGCCATTCGGCCACTGTTCCAGCCGCCCCGGTCTGGGCAGCAGCCTCTATATATTTAAATGGCTCCAAAGGGGGGTTGCTCTCGTTAAACATATCTGTGTTGGGGGCATATCCAAATGGATTATGAATACTTGTCGTGGGGGCTTGCATCTTAACATTCAGGAATCCTAAGTTATATATATCGTGAACATAGTTTACAACCGACATGACGGAGTTTTCTATGATGGAAAGTGGAGTCGGAATCATCGTACGCAATCTTTGGCCCACAGGAAAGTCGGCTGGTCCACCCCTAAAAAACTCAACCTCCCACCGGGAACAGGGTTCTGGGTCTAGCGCCGCAATAATTCTAAAGTAGGCACCCGGATCGCTGTTTTGAGGATCGTCATAGGTTCCGGAGGGATTTGTCCCTGCGGCTATGGCATGACCCCCGATGCTCGTGGCCTGTCCGGTAAATCGACACACCAGATTTCCAGTAGCATTGGCGTTGTTGTAGTAGCACCTCCGATCTGGGTTTGAACTCGGAAAGACGTAATTATACTTATTTATCGGCAGTGTTGTCTCTAGGATATCCTCCCCACCTCCCCCCGTAGACCAATTATCTACTGCGGGCAAAACTATAGGGGTGGATAAGTCAAACCAAGGCAATGGGGTGGTATCGTTTGGTACAATGAGATAATTATAAAATGGGTGAAGGTTCGCGGCCCAAGGCTTTTCGTCATACCCGCTTGGAATATAGGGTTGGAATACAGGGTTGGTTGGGCCAACTACCAACGACATATTGATGACATCTGAATATTTATGTATAGGAAATTGAAGAGTAAAGGAAAAAGGGTTTACCTTTTCCCTTATTACATTACCTGCGGCATCTGTGCCCAAGGTGTAATCCAGCATGTAGGTGTTGTCAAAGTCATACGAAGAATCTGCAATCATCTTTTGAGGACCAACCCCACCCATAGAGAAGGGGTTTGTAGCCTGTATGCCGATGATCTCAAAATCGTCAGGGAGTTGCGGGCCTCGCTCTAAATTCGCCAACCCAAACGTATCTAAACGTAACGTGTTTCCACCAGACCTAAGTTTAAAAGATGGCATCGCCTGCTCCTTTAAGTGCAAATCTCTTCAAAAACCCGTACGCTGAAGCCCCGGAAGGTTTGAATGATTGTTCCACCCTCAGCGGTGTTGTCGAGCTGAATCTCCGCAGCGAACTTTCCCTCCTCGCTCATAAAGAGAGCAGGGGGATTACCGTAAGCCTTCCCCTGTGCCGCCTCCGCCGCTGTGGCCGAGCCCAGAACAAAGGAATCAGGGGTTGAAAAGTTTACGCAAAACGTCACCACGAAGTCTCTTAAATCAAAGTTCTCCACCTCGATGATTACCGCAGGTGCGGTGTCATTTTTTACATACTCCAATACATAGCAACCCATTGTAATCTCCTAAGCGTTTTTCCACTTCGACGCATTTCTTGCGAAGTTCTTTTTCTTCCTTAAACTTGCTGAGTCTCCGGGCTTATCCTTTAATTTATTTTTAGGTATATTCTTTCCCTTGGGCGTTTTAAGGGCCGCTCTTAAAGAGCCTCTGTTTTCTGGCTTGATGAAAATCTTGGCTTTCTTCTTTGTCTTCTTTGTTTTCTTTTTACCAGACCCACCAGTTCTCCCTGTTGTTCTTGCCATTACTTTTTCCTTTTCCTTGTTGGTGAGCTTGGTTTGGCTCGAGGGTTATGTGGCCCTTGTAGTTTTTTAATTACTTTCTTCTTAAGGCTCTTTTTTGCTTCTTTTATATCAGATGAGCTTGGCCTACTACCACCACTCCTCGACAATGCCAACTGTAAGGCCGATCTAGATTCTAGTCGGTCCTTAAGGCTGCCCCTGCTCTTGCCGAGCGCCTTGAATAGATATTTAGCATCCCTATCGCTGGGCCTCGACCCCTGTGATTTCTTCACCTTCTTTTTCTTCGCCATTACTCACTCCTCAAAATATGATCTAGTATTAGTTTAACATCTTCGTGCATGTCTGCCTGTCTTACTTCTATTGAACCCAACCTACCATCTAGTTTCTGGTGGTCTTGTGCATGTGCGTTCTTTTCCACGAACTTGTACCCAGTGCTGCAAGGTGACGCGACTGCCATAAAAGAAGCAGTGGTCACCATAACGGTCACTATCTTTCCCCACGATGCAAACCACTCAGGCATGACATTATCTACCTATTCCCCCATCAACGGCAATAACTACCTTGAGGGTAAGGGTATCCGTATCCGCCGAAGTACCGGTAGCAGTCAGGCGAGCAAAGCGGGCGTTTACCGGTATATCAAAATAATATGTTACATTGCCGGAAACAGTTTTGCTGTAAGAAGCATTCCCTAATGTATGAAGAGGTGGCACTGAGTCGTCACTCATCTGCTCAGTGTAAAAGGTAGTTCCATCATCGCTCTGCTCCAGAGTCAGAACTACGTCCGTAGCGGCGCTCCGAGTAAGGTCTGCCAAAACAGTAATACGGTCTTTTCCCCTCACCGAGAAGATGTCGGAAGTTGGCCCTGCGGATAAATCCCCATCAGTCATTACCGTTATAATGGATTGCGCCCTATAATCTGCGCCCTTATAGGGCAGCGACGCTACCGGTGAGTTGGTTATACTAGACATATTATTCTCCTTGTCCTAAGCCGTTTTCCACGGCTTGGGTTGTTCATTAACTCGTTGGTTGTTGGTTGTCGTATGTTGGGCCAGCTTAACTTTATCGAGGCCGCTCATCGTAGACTTTATAAGCCCTCCGCCCTTAGCCCGTGCTGGGGCTGCTTCGCCCGGTCCACCCTCCCCATCGCCGCTGAGTACCTTCTGTAAGGGGAGAACAAAGGTAGGATCTAAAACAGGGTCCGTATCTACGTTAAGAACCATCGCTAGGTTTACCTTGGCATTAAATGGCATATCCAAGCTCTTTTTGTTACCTAAAGCATCCAGAAATTCCTCCTTGAAAGACATAGCAAGCTCCGGCCAAACGGTATTGAAGGTCTGGGTCATTCCCCTTGTGACACCCTTATTGTTTTTTATCGCATCAAAATAGGCCCGAGGGTCATAAGCTATTTCATAGTTCCTATTAAACTCGGCCATCTGCACACCACTGGGCAGAACCTCCCTAGAGAATGGGCCCTTCTTCTGAACGGTTCGGGGCATAGTCTGCTTGAGGTACGTAACAGTCCTAGCGGCCCTCTCCATAAGTCCAACCGCAACCTCCGGGCTGGCGTCTATAACACTTTCAAGTTGATCTTGCATTGCAGTCATTGCGTCCTCAAAGTTCTCTGAAGCCAAGTCTATCAAATCCCGATACTTGCGGAAAGTTTTTGTTGTTTCATCGAACTTTTCCACTACTCATCCTCGATATCTGGTCGGGCTGCGAGATATGCACTATAACGATACGTCTTAAACGCTAACTTCTTGGGGGAAAATAATGAATCTATTGCCTCGTCCATAGACCCCTGTGTGGCGGAGATGCTTTTGAGGAAGGCCCTTCTCTGAGAAAGGCTTTTCCTAGCTGCCGCCATAAGTTGCTCACCGAATGTATTGAAAAAGTACATTCCCAAAGCACCCGTTACATAGGTGAGCGCATGAGATGTGAGCCCTCCCGGGATGGCTACCGAAAGAAGTGTTCCAAAAAGCCAAGGGTTATGCAGCTTAAGCTTTTCGGCTATCGCATTACGTACTTTTTTATTGGCACCCTTTTCCAAATCAGCCACGACGCCAAAGAGGAGATTGTCATTAGCCCACTCGTTTACCATCCCCTTGGCCTTCGAATCAATAATCTGGTTGGCTCCCATCTGCGCGTCATAGGCAGCTTCCGCCGCCTTCACAGCTTTCGTCCGTCTGTCCCCAACCACCGGAATAAGCTCCCTGTACATCATCTCTACACCATCTATTTCCTCTACAAGGTTGTCCCTAAAGGAGCGGTATAGCTTTTCCTCTATCTCTTTTTTGATCTCACGCCGAGTAATGGAGAGTGCCTGTTGCCCGCCCACACTAAGATTAACGGTTCCATCGGCCCTGTAAAGTATGTGGGCGTCCATAAGTCTGCGCAGTTGGTTGGCCTCAACAAACCGGGCCACAGGTAACGAGTTCAATCGCTTGGCCTGCTCCTCCAGCATTTTGATAATTTCCTCCTCGACATCAGTAGTGACGCCCTCAAATATTTTCTCTACCTTGCGGGCCGTGGTGTCGCCAACAACGCCTCTGGTGTAGCCGCCCTTAATGTCATCCGCTAGGCCCAGCAGCCTCTTCGCCACCGCTGTTTTGTCAATAAGGTAGCGCGGCACCTCATCAATTTCGTGCTTTAGTTCCGGCATCTCCATTTTAGACAGTTGCCTCTCGAGATTTCTAGCCCGGGCGGTGCCGGCTCGAAGCTCTGCCTTGACGGCCCTGACTGAGCGCTGAAGGGAGGTTCCCTCTGTACCCTCGAGCAACGCTAGGCTTTTCTTCACAATGCCCGCAGGGCTTATATCGGAGGCTGGACCAAAAGGAAGTCCTCCTATTGGAGACACTCCAAATAACTCCTCAACACCACCGAGACTAGCTGCCTTGGCGTGCATTGCCTTATCCATCCATTCGCGGATTTTTGGAGCAGCTTCAGATCTTATCTTCCTAATAGCGGCATCAATCTTCTTTTTCTTTAAGGTATTTTTAACAACTCTGCTCGCAGCAGCTTCGGCCATTTGGTCAGAAATACCCATCGTCCCGAGGCCCTCGGCCATCTGGGCATCCCGCGCAATAAGCACACCAAGATCTGCGGACTCATCCATAAGTGGCTCAATCATCGCGGATACAGTCTTCTTGCGTGCGTACAACTTGAATCCAAGTCCCGCAACGAGTTTTTTCATCTTCTCCTTGGCCGCCTTGTCCGCTGCGGTCTTCGCGGCATTTGCTCTAGTCTTCAGAGATTTAGGTATTTGACGATCATTACGCAAATACTCCACAAGGGCGTCGCCAGTGTTGAGCATAATGTTGGTGTCCGGTGCGCCTGCAACCATTGGGTGAAGATTACCATTCAGAAGAGTAAAGCCTAGGTCCTCCCACTGGGCGGGGGTTAACACTCCACGCATCTCCTCAAAGGCTTTTATAAAACCAGCGGTATCAACGTTGTAAATGTCATCGCCCGCAGCGGCGAGGGTATTCAGGATAGACTTCTTGTGGTTGTACAGTTGCTCAACGCGGCCCTCATAATTTGTAAGCTCTCGGTATTTTATTCCGTCCTCAACCATCTCCCCAGCAATATCTTCCTCAACGCTCATTCGGGCTCGTTCAAAATCAGCTACGTCGGCCTTGTGAGCAGCCTTTTGATTTTCGTATATTTGCTCATATTTGCCAATCTCTTCTCTGACCAGCGGTAATGCATCGGCTGCATCAGGAACCACATCCAGCCTATGAACCAAGTAGGTGTATAAATCGCTCACTGCATCGCGCATCTCCTGCGGCGACTTCATGCGGGGAAGAACTCCGGGGGTGAATAGTGCCTCGACTGGGGGCCTAACCGCATGACTCGCGGCCTTTAGGCCGTCATCCGGCTGGCTGGCAAAGAAGCTTCTGACCTTTAGCCATAGCTTCTCGTCGGAAAGAATGTTCCCTACCTCGCCTAACGCATCGGCTATCGATAGCTGGCCCGCGGGTAACTCGCCGTCAAAGCCTGCATTATGTAATTTTTGGTACTTATTAACCAAGCCCTGTAGGGAATCATCACTTAAATCCATCACAGCCTTAACTGCGTATATCCTTGGGTCTTGACCCGGAAGTATACCCTCTATTCTGCGGTAAGACTTAGACGCTAGAGGTCCGCGCTTTTGCATGCTGCGAAGTGTGCCACTTCCTATGGCCGTACCAAGAACGCCGCCAAGGGCGAATGTTCCGCCAAGGGTTCCGAGCACCTTCTCTAAGTCTAGAGGCTCATCCGAAAGAGCCGCATCGGTCACAAGCATCCCGGCCCCATAAATACCTCCCTCAACAGCAGCAGCAATTCCTTGAGAGAACCGGTTAACAAAAAACCTTTTAACATTCGTATCTCTGACAAATGGATCCATCAGGCGTTCCAAGCCCTTCGCGGCTCTGGCCCCCTCTACGGCAGCAGCTTCCCTCACTCCACCGGCGAGATACCCTCTTTTATATAATCCCTTCTGCGCGGCTCGCCCAACCTTGAGACCGGCACCAGCTGCGAAACGAGGTAGGATACCGACGGTTCTAGCGGCACGCACGGCGCTGCTGGCCTCAAGACCGAACCTACCTACGGCCCCGGCGCTTCTGGTTATAGTCCCGGCAGCGTTAATTGCGCCTATCGGGCCTCCTATAAGGAGCGGCCCAGCTATGCCCAATCCCTCACCAGTAATGCTTGACCAAGGGTTTTCTTCCCTCAAAGCTCTGGCCGTGTCCGCCCCGCCTAGAGCGCGAAGAAGAAGGTCGGACCCGCCAAAGCTTAAAGATCGGGCGGTGCCCGCGGCGAAGGCGGAAACCTCCCCGAAAGGTCCCTCCGCAAACTTGCGGGTATCGAGCATATCTGGCGATTCATAGGATACGCCGGGGGTGTTTAGTGCCTTATATAAATTCTCTGACGGGACCCGATAGCTTTTTCCGTCGGGGCCACGAATCCCTACCTGCTCCCCATCTAGGGCCATATGGGTCTTCCGTAAAATGGCCTCGGAGACGAGAGCGTCCTCCAAGTTTTCGACCATTCCGGTCTCTAGATTTAGGAGATTTAATGACATTTAGTTTACCAATTTTCAACTGCGCCGAGGTTGTACGCCCATTGATTTACCACAGACGCGGCATTGCCGGCGTCCAGCTTCCCGCGTTTGTCCAGTTCATCTAGGCGTGTTCCAATTTCAGTTAATTTCCTCCCCGCCCCGCTACTTGCATAATCCCTCCTGCGCTCCTCCTCGCCTTGCGGATTATTCCCGTAGGATTTTCCGCCAAATCTCTTCTTGAACTCCAGCTCAGCAGTTGCCGTCACTTCGGCAATATCCATAATGGCCTGAAAATCTGCTCGGGCGAGTTCAGGATCATCCCTCGTGCCGGGTATAAGGGTCTCTAGCTTTTTCCAGTCAAAATCGGATGGCCTAGAACCCTGAAGTGTTTTGACTATTCTGGCTACGGCCATCGTGCCTTTGTTTAGATATGTGGATGTGTGTTTATCCATCAAACCGGTCACTCTACCAAGGGAGAGTAACCAAGGTTGACTCTTGCCAAAGTGCCCGATCCACCTAGATAAACCCCCACCCTCAGCAACCACGTCTTCATATGTCCTTGCCAAATCTACGGTTACGGCTGAAATCATAGAGGCATCTTTTTGAGCGTCACTCAGCTTTCCGCCGCCCAAATCCGATGATGGGATCTGCGTAGATGATGTTTTAACCTGCATGAGATTAGCCAACTGAAGATCTATCCCACCCAGCATCACTTTGTATTGATCCTGAAGGCGCAGGTCCGCCGTGTTTAATGCTAATTTCTCCACTTGGCGCCGATAACTCTGAAGTTGCTCTTTCTGAGCAAACATAAACATTTCCTTTTGTTGGCCGTGATTTAAATCCAAATCCTGTATCTTGGCCTTTTGTTTAATCATTTGTCGCTTAATATCTCGTTCTATGTGCCTATCCAGTGCCTTGGCTGCCAAGTTGTCTCCGCCCGTGAGCCCCGCTCCGATACTGCCAATGATTAAGGAAATAGCGGCGATCATCTTCTCTCGACCCTCAAAGCTCCCCCCCAGATCTAGCTCAAAGTTTTCTACGGCAGCTCGTCGAGCAAGATTCTGCTCATCTATAAGCTTCTTTAGTTCCCATCCAGCATCGCTAAAATCACCAATCGTTTGTTTATATGTGGGGGAATCTTTTCTGTCATCCACGCGAGGTAATAGCGCCATTTGGGCCTCATTCATGCCCAATGAGGCAGCCAGCATATCGCGCTCACGGACCTTTTCGTCGTACTCCTCTGGGTTATAGATAATGGCGTTTAGAACTGCCTTTTGAGCTGCTGCCCCCGCTCTTGCCAATGCCCTTCCTTTCCCGGTTAAGCCTTGGTAGGACTGGCTCGTCGTAAACGCTTGAGGACCAGAAGGTACAATGTTCTGACCAAGTAGCTGCTCTCCCTCCATTCTCTCCTGCGTGGTTCGCGCTTGCTGTGCTAACGCGTCCTCATTTTGCGAGAGAATACCCTCAGCGTCCTTGTGGCGGCCCTGCTTCATTGCCAGATCATACTGGGCCTTTTCCAACCCCTTTAGCTTAGCCACCTGCTTAGCCCTATCTTGTGCTTTCTTGTTGCCTATAGCACTAAGAGTTTTTCCCTTCGAAACAGACCACCCTTGGTCAGTCCTAGGCGATCCACTTGTTGCGGATTGGAATGCCGACCAGCCGGTCTCCTTCTCTGGGGAAAGATAATGTGCGCCTGCGGCTGCGTCCATAGTGATGCCATATTTTTTCGTCAAGAGGTTCCGGGCCAACAGCTCGGCCTGATCTAGAGGGAGGCCACTGTCCACACCCCTCTGTACCTCTCTGTCCCATATTTCTGCATCTTCGAGGGCCTTGGGCTCCTCATAGCCCGCGGTGTCGGGCCAATATCCTTGCGCTCCATTTGCCATTGTTCTCTCCTATACGTTTTGCGGACGATGCGTATAAGGCGTCACCTGTGAAGGCGCCCAAGATTTTTTGGCATACTCCATAATTTCCGGGGCATACCGAACCCCAACCTGACCGAG